TGATTAGTTCTATTATACCTAAAAGTTTCAGGTAGTGCTCTGTTTAAATATGCTTGTGCTAGATCAAATAAAGTTGCCATTATCTACGTCCGTCTGGTTGTATATCTATTTTTAATGTGCCAAAACGCCAAGACTCACTAACATCAGTATTTTCTATCTTGATATTAACAAACCGGCCTCTGGCTCTTGTATCTTTTTTATCAGTACTTGCAGTAATTGTAAAGGGACTTAGAGAAGTAGTTGTATCTGATTGTTGAGGATATCGTTTAACAGCAAGGGTTACTTTTGCATTACCTTGTAAGTCTTTAAAATCAGGTATAAATCTTCTCATAGCTAAAAATACATCACCTGATGTACCTTGGCTTTGTATATCAAAATCATATGATTTTACAAAAGATGTAACAGTTGTAGTGCTACCATCAGGATTTACTTGATCAGTTCCTACTTCATGTTCAAATAAAATAGTTTGACCTAAACCTGATTCTCCAACAATTACAGGAAAAGTACCTGTAGCTGAATCACTAAATTTAGTAGCTGAAGGTTTAGGATATACACTAGCATCAATCCAAGATGTTCTAGCTTCAGTTCCTATATACCAAACACCACCTTCTACTTTTTCTCCATAGTTTAAAACTACATATTGATCATTATAATCAGAACTAGTTGATGGATAATACCAAACAACTTCTGTAAACTGATTATTTAATCCAGCATAAATTTGTTGACCTTTAGTGGTGTCTGCTTGATCATAAACATAATCTTCAACAGAACAAGGTAAAGATTTGACTGTACCATCAAACATAAAGAAACCATTATTAGACATCCAAAAAGCAACACCATCAATTTCAACAGCTGCATTTTTACCAATCAATCCACAGTTAGTACCAACTTGTTCAAAACCAAATGTAAAAGGCGCACCAATAAATTTCATTGTGTATAAAGCATTATCTGTCCAAACAAGAATTACTTCTTTTGCTTTTAATGAACCTATAATTTTTGTACCATCCTGTAGTCTTTGTGAACCCGCTGAGTTAATAGCTGTTGGTGTATAATCGTTTATATCTTCTTGATCAGAAAATCTAATAAACATATCATCTTGTGTTGATGTATTTCCAATAACTGTTTCAGTACCTAAATGAATCAAGTGACGTGTTGTAGGCGAAACTAAAGATACTCTAGTTGCTGTTGGATTAGCTGATGTAGAAAATCCTGAAGTTGATGTTGATGCTCTTGTTGTTAATCTTGAAGCGTCCCCCGCATTCCATGTAAATGTTTTTCCATTAGCAATTGTTGCAACTAATACTTGACCAAAGTTACTTAAACTCCAGAGGCCTGGTTCCAGACTTACGTCAGATGCTGAAGCTGCTTCTCCCCATGCTCCACTGCCCCAAGTATCAATACCCCAACCATAACCATAAGATTGTTCTGCAGGTCCAACAGTTTCATAAGGTTTAACTTCTAAACTACCACCTGCTGCAACCGTTGCACTTGCATTACTTGATTGTGTAATTGTAAATACATTTGAACTTGTAATACTTGTTACTTGAAATAATTTATCTTCAAAATCAGAATCTGAATAACCTGTACCACCAGGTAAAGTTACATTGTTTAATAATATAATATCACCAGAACTTAAACCATGAGAAGTTTTTGTAATAGAACAAACAGCTGAACCAGATGTAGTTGCAATAGTGCAAGAAGTTAATGTAGCCTTTAAAGGTGTTACATCATAAAGTTGACCTTCAAAATATATAAGTAAAAATTTATCTGTACCGATTGCAATGTATCTATTTCCATCTAAATCTACAAATGCAAATTGACGTCTTGCAACTCCAACAATAGTATCAGTAACTAATGATGACCAACCACCAACTTTCTCAGGTAAACTGTATCTAAATCTTGTGTTATCACAATCAATCCATCTGTTTTCTGCACCAGATGTTGTATCTTGCTTATCTATTCCTGGTAAGACTTTAAAATCAATTAGAGCCATAGTCCGTGCTCCTATATGTTATCTTTATAAATCCAGCCTCTAGTTGCATTAACATACACTAAAGTAAATGCAGCACCATTAGCCGAAACTACTAAATCTGAAGCACTACCTAAAATATTAGAACTGTTTCTACCGATTGTTAAATTGTTAGATGCAAAGTTATTACCACTATCTATAAAATGTACTTCATTACCTATTGCAGGAGACGCTGGTAAATTTATTGTAATCGCAGTACCAATACCACTTCCAGAAGTATTAATTAATACTTGATCGCCATTAACTGTAGTGTAAGTAGCAGAAGGTGTGTAGTATCCTTTTGTTTGTAATTTTCCTGTAATGTTTGTACCATCAGAATATAAAACTGTAGTTGATCCAACAGGTAATGCAAGACCTGTTCCTGAAACTGTTTTTACAGTTAATGTGTAATTAGAAGCTGAACGTGTTGTTGCGTCTTCTACTATAAAAACTCTTTCAGCACCATCAGGCATGGTTACTGTTCTGTTAGCAGTTAGTGTTCCTGTTAGTTTGTAGTATAAATTTTTACCATTTGATGTTGCATAAGTTGCAAGAGATAAAGCAACGTCTGCTCCACCTACTGCAAGTGATAAATAACCACTAGATGCTTGTTCTAAAATTTGTAAGTTTGTATTAGTAATAGTTCCCCATGTACCAGATTTTTCACCTGTTGTTATGAGTTCTAATTTTAAATCGCTCGATGTACTTGATGCCATATTTCTCCTACGGATTATCTGGGTCTATTGGGACCCATACTTGATTCACACCTGGTGGAATCGGATTCCATGATATCACACTTACAGGGTTAGTTGCAAGGTTTATTTGATTACCAGATAAAACTACTGTTTTACCTATTTTAATAACTACATTACCTGTAGATAGATTTACTCTTTGTCCTGTAGGTAAAACAACTGATTTACCTTCAATAACTACATTACCTACTGAAAAGTTTAATCTTTGTCCACTTACAGTTACAAATATACTAACTCCGCCTGGATCGGCAAATGGTGCTCCGGCAAATGTGCTTCCTCCAAAATACATTACGGTGTTTGTATCCTTGTCCAAGTTTGTGAGACACCTGGTACTACACCATCCCACTGTTTAATATTAATAGAAGTTGGTACTGCTATTTCTAATCCTACGCCAGTTGTAATTACATTTGCTTTAGCTTGAACTGTAACTGTACCTGTCGATAAATTTTGTCTATTTCCTGTAACAATAGCTGTTGCATTTGCTTTAGTTGTAGCATTTCCAATTGCTATTTCTACTGCACTTCCTGTAATAGATACATTTGCTTTTGCAACAACTGATACATCACCTGTATCTAAATCAACTCTTGATCCTGTAGGTAATACAGTTGCAGCTGCAGTTGTTGAAACAGTTCCTGTAGATAATTCTACTCCTGATCCTGTAATACTATATCTAAATGTAAATGTAACTGTACCGGTATCTAATTCTAAAACACTTCCTGATGGTATAACTGTTGCTTTACCAATTGTTGTTACATCTCCTGTATCTAAATTAACTCTATTACCTGTAACACCAACAACGTCTATACCTTTTGCTGTACCGGTATCAATTTCAAAAGGACTACCTGTTGTAGTTATGTTTGCACCTGCTGCAACAGTAACACTTCCTGTTGCTATTTCTGTTGCAATACCTGATACACCAATAACATCAGCTACTTGAACATTACCAATTCCAATATTAAATCTACTGCCATTTGGTAATATAAGAGCTTTACCAACGATACCAACAGTACCTGTTGATTCGTTAATTCTATTACCTGTTACAATCGCTAATGCATTAGGATTAAATCCTGGGTCTGCAAAAGGTGCTGATGCAAATGAAGTTCCGCCAAAAAACATAAATATAAATCCTTAAAAGGAGACAGGGGGTATGTGGTGGTGCCCTGCCTCCATCTAAGGATTATATCATCGTTTAAACCAAGAAGGAAGACCTAAATGAGGACGCTTGTCAAACATATTATCTCTAGCGCCTGGTGTTTTACGGTTGTTATAATGAAGAAATACTTGTACGCATTCCTTGCCTTTAAACTTATTTCTCCAATGTTCTAACTCACAGCCAGAATAAACTAGCATATCTCCTTGTTTAAGATCTACTTTAATTCCTTTTTTACCTACTTCTCCAGAAGGCTCTAAATATATTGGCCAGTCATCACCAGCAAGATTCATAGTAGTAGATATCTCACAACTAAATCTGTCTTTATGTCTTTTTAATATGTCACCTTTTTTATATATTCTTGCATAAGTATAAGCTGGATATAATTTTAATCCTGTTACTTCTTCCATTTTAGGTTGGCATTTTAACATTAAAGTTTCCATAGCTATATTAGAATACTGACTATATGTTTCTGGTATCTGTTCATCTCTACCTTCATAGTGACCTATAATATTTTCAAAGGGTGAAAAGTATCTAGCCTGTCTACAAGTATCATAAACTTGTTTCTGCATTAAAAAATAATTTGCAACAAAAGCTGCTAGGTCTTTTGATATTGCTTGACGGATAACTGTATATTTTTTCTTTTTAAAACTCATATTATTTTTGTTGGATCTAATTTTATATTTCCAGAAATACTTATTCTTTTTTTATTTGATAAATAAAAAGGATACACTTGATGTAATAAACTTGCAGGAAATAATATAATAGTTCCCTCATCTTCTGGTTCTAAATAAATTTTTTCCGTGCATACTTTGCCTAATATATTTGTATAAATAAATTCAAAAGTATTTGCACAAGGTGAGTTAGATTTTTTAATAAATTTTAATTCTTTTTCTTTTTTATAACTAGATGGAATTTGAATCCATACTACAAAAGAAAAAACACCCGAGTGATAATGAACTGGATTAAATTCATACTTGTTTTGGAAATTAACCCAAATAGTGTCTAAAACATAAGAACAATGTTTTGTTAAAATAGAAGGAACAATTGCTTCTAATTCTTCTTTTTTATATTGTTTGATTAAAGGTATTAAAACATTTTTAAAAAACCAATTATCTTTATCTTTTAAAAAGAAAGAATTAGATATATTTCCAGCTAGTGAATTATTACTTTTGTTTTTATTACCATTATTTTTTATATAAGATTTTAATTTATTCATTTCTTTTTTATTTAATTTACTTTCTATAACTCCTATATTTGCAAACGATTTAAACATCTTTTGCCATCTCTTTTGGCACGGCTTGTATGTTCCAATGTATAAATCTAAAAGGCTCTTTACCAAAGTCTACACTAAACTCGTGTTCCAAGAACCCTGGAAATATAATTAATGTACCTGGTGTAGGTCTAAAGTTTATAAGTTCTTCACCGGGCCATACACCTTTTCGATCTGGTTTCATTTTTAATTTAGTTGAACGTGCACCTGTTCTTGGTTCGTGAAAGATTGGATATGATGTTTTATCACTGCACTTTAAAAAATAAAAACCTGATACGTGTTGATTCCAATGTATATGTGCAGAATGATGACCGCCACCTTTTTTAGCAAACTCTTGTACCCATAGCTCACTAAACATAGTTGTGTATTGTGACATATCATAACCTTGATGATCTAAATACTCCCAAGATTTTTGACCAATGTAATTTCTAAAATCTAAAAAGTCATTGTCCATTGTAAGTGGTGTTGAGTGATATGATCTTCCAAAGTCGCCCCATTTTTTTATAGTTTCTTTTTCTCTTTTACGAGCTTCTTGAATATACTTGTTAGAAGCTTTGTTTAAAGATTTTACAAACTCTGGTTTTTGTTCTGACCAAATGGTCGTGTTAAAGTAATTATTTATATACATTATCTAAACGGCTTTCCTAAATGCCAAACAACAAGACTGTATCTTGTGCCAGCAGTTACTGGTTTAACTCTATGCCACACAAAAGAAGGGAATACAATAATAGAACCTTTAGGTAATATTTCTTTTGCTTTTCTTAAATGTTGACTTTCATCTCTCATATGTGGATCATAATTTCTAAAATCAAATTCTAATTCACCACCTGTGTATTCTGAACCATCTGTTAATTGACAAGTCATAGATAGTTTTCGAATCTTACCATTGTCGGGTCCTTCTTTGTCATAAGGTTTATCCCAACTATCACAATGCCAATCATAGTATTGATTGTGTTTATATTTTGTAAACTGACAAGATTCTGATCTGTCCCATTCAAAATTCCAACCAGCTCTTGCATTTGCTTCGTGAACGTATGGGTGTAATTCTTTATAAATCCAAGTATCATTTAACCATACTAGATCAGAGTTTCTTTTTCTTTTTAAATCTTTTACTTCTTGTTTGTTTAATTTTTTATCACCAAACCCACCAGTTCTAGCCATAACTTCTTCTTGTGAATTTGCATAAGCTATTACATCATCACAAAACTTTGGTGTAAGTACACCACTAAAATACCAATAGTAATTAGATATATTCATAAGTTATTGTTTGTACAAAATTTAATGAATCTTTTTGATTGTTAGTTAGATAATACATATTTGTTGATGGAAACATAATAAACATATTATCTTTAAGTTCTATATCCCAACTTCTACCTTTACGTCTATTATCCTCAAAGTGTACTCGAACAAAACAATCTTTAACTTTAACGCCGTAAAGCATAGTAAAGTCTGGAGAGTTACGTAGATCCACTGGATCAATATTTAATAAAGGAATAGTTGTTTCCGCAGGTTTATAGATATTTCCCCACGTTGATTTGTTTACTAGATTAATTTCATATTCAAGACCGATGTAATCTCTTATATATGTATTTAACATATCCCAAGTTCTTGAGAATGGGAAATCTTTGTTTGAATAAGTTGATTGTAATATATCGCCAGTTAATTTATTTCGGTCGATGTCCCAATACTTAGGCATCTCTACATCACCAAAATATAATGCTTGTTCTGTTAATACTTTCTTTTGCATACCTGACGTAATATATACATCTTGTATTTATAATGTCAATATTAGGTGAAAAAATTGATCTAGATCAATTGTGGTTTAGAATCTGTTAGATCCCAAGACTGTCCTGATTCATTCCAAACGTAAGACCATCTATGAGTATCAGCTGTATTTTGTGATTCTTGTTCTTCAGTTAAAGCAGGAGCATCACCAATTGGTGATTTCCAAGAAGCTGATTCGTTATGTTTTACCCAAGAAGCAAAAGGTTTTTTAGGCCAAAAGATTTGATCATCTTCGTCCCAAGTATAACCTATACCTGCATAGTTTCCTCTAAAAGGTGTACCACCATCTTTGTGTTGACCACCAGCTGTATTGTAAGATGTTTGAATCCACATTTGTGCAGGCCAATTATTATGTGTCTCTAAATATTGTTGTCCTACTGTTTCATCTTCAACGCCATCAGCGTTTAACATATCTTTGTTATCAAGTGTTAATACTTGAATAACTTTACTGTTCGCTCCTAATTTTGCAAAATGTGCCATAATGTTTCTCCTTATATATTATTTTTAATTATCATTCAACTACTGAAATTTGTACCTTATTATTACTATACCTGAACCACCTGCTCCACCAACAGTACAAGAACTAGGGGTATCTATTCCACCGCCTCCACCACCACTACCTGTATTAGTAGTTCCATTTGTTCCTCTAGTTGGTGGTCCATTAGCAGAACCTTTTCCAGCTCCACCTCCACCTGATCCTCCAGCTCCTGGATTACTATTAGTTCCTGGTTGTGAAGATCCTCCACCCCCACCGCCACCACCAGCTCTTGTTACTGAAGATCCTGTAATACTTGTTGCTATTCCTGCTCCTCCAGCTCCTGCTTGAGTTGCGCTTGGATTAGGTTGACCTCCACCTCCTGCTCCACCGCCGCCACCAGCTGAATATATATCAGGACTTGAACTAGCACCACTAGCATTGCCCCCACCGTTTCCTTGAGGTGGACTTACAGGGGGAGTATTTCCTGATCCACCAGATCCTGGAAATCTTCCACCAGATCCGCCACCAGACCCACCAGGTCTTCCAAGACTTGGATTACCTCCACAAGAACCTCCACCACCTGTTGCTGTTATTGTTGAAAAAATTGAATTTGAACCTTGCTGATTTCCACCACCAGGTCCTCCTCCACCAACAGTAATTGGAAAACCTGTTGCTGTAACTGTAACTGCATTTGTTGGTGCATTTGCAACTAATGGACTAGCTGTAAAATTATCTATTGGTGCGTTTCTACCTTCTCTAAAACCTCCTGCTCCACCTCCGCCACCACGAGTATCTCCTCCGCCAGCTCCACCTGCTATTACCATATAACCTACTGTATTTTCAGCTGGAACAGTCGAAACAGAAGAAACACAAAAAGTTCCTGGGCCAGTGAAAGTATGAATTTTAAAATCTCCACAAGTAGTAATTGTCCCACCTGTTGCTGTAATAAAATTTCTTCCTATTATATTTGAAGTTGAATCTATAACATTTTTCCAACCTTCAGTATCATCTACATAAACAAAATAAGCTGATTGTCCTTCAGTAGTTAAAGTTACGTCTGAATCAACTCCACCTATTTTTTGAGAACCATTTGGTGAAATAGTTAAACCATTTGTTTGAAATGTATTTGTATAATCTGCAACTGCAAAAGAATTACCAGCAGTTCCTGCTGGAAGATTTATTGTAAAAGCGCTACTTGATGTATCGCAAAAATATCCTTCGCCAGCCGTTGCAGTAAATGTTGCTGTTTTTTTAGTTGTTACCCAAGACACTTCACCTGTAGAACCAAAACCTGATGCAGTTCCTTGGTTTGTAATTGATACACCACTAGGAATTGTGAATGTATCTCCACTATCTCCTAATGTAGTTGTACCACAATTTGTTCTTGGACTAATTTTATTTACTTTTACTTCACTCATAATTTACCTATTGAAATTTGTACCTTATTATTACTATACCACTACCACCAGCTTTTCCTGCTTGACCTGATCCAGCTCCACCTCCTCCACCGCCAGTATTAGTTGTTCCTGCTGTTTGACAAGTTGAACCACAACCTCCTGTTCCACCACCACCAACACCTCCAGGTTTGCTTCCTAAAGCTGGTCCACCTCTTCCACCGCCGCCGCCAGCAAAATATCTAGCACCAGACACAGGGCCAGGTGTTCCATTACAACCAGCAAAACCTGTTTGAACTACAAAAGAACCTGCTCCACCTACACCGGCAGCTTGTCCTGGGGGATTCGGACCTTCGCCACCACTAGCACTCGCTCCACCACCACCTCCACCACCTGCAGGGTTATTTCCTTGTCCACCATTATTGCCTTGAGGAGGACTAACAGGAGGTGTATTTCCTGCACCTATTGTTCCTGTATTACCTACGCCACCACCTGAACCACCAGGACCAGCACTTCCAGGTCCTGGAAAAGATGCTCCAAAACCACCACCTGCTGATGTTATTGTTGAAAAAACTGAATTTGATCCATTTGCTCCTACACTTGGTGTACTACTAGGTCCACCTGATCCTCCACCACCTACTGTAATTGGATAATCTTGAACTGACACTGGTAAAGCAGTTGGTGTCGCTAAAGGAGAAGTTTGAGGTCCCGACATACAAGTTGAATTAGCTAATCTAAAACCACCTGCGCCTCCACCACCGGCAGACGAAGCTCCACCACCACCTCCACCACCAGCAACTATCATATAATCTACTAAATTTGATCCTCCAGTATTTCCAGCACAAGATACTGTAAAAGTTCCTGGTCCTGTAAAAGTGTGAATTTTAAAATCTCCTGATGTTGTTTCTGTTCCACCTGATGCTGAAACAAATTTTACAATGTTTGTTATTTCATTACTATTTACAGCCTGCCATCCTCTAGTTGCATCTGCATATATTAATGTAACAGCAATACCTTCTGTGTCTAATACCAAATCTAGTGTTAAATTTTCTATTTTTTCTGAACCATTTGCAGAAATTGTACAATTATTTGTATCAAATGTTTGTGCATAATCTTTTATAGAAACAATTGCACCGACTGATCCAGCAGGTAAATTAACTGTAACAGCACCACCTGTTGTATTAACAAAATAACCTTCACCATTTACTGCTGTAAATGTAGAAGTTTTAATTGAGGTTTGCCAATCAACTGTCCCTGTTCTACCGAAACCTGATTGAGATGCACCCGATGCAAGAGTAACGGTATCGCCACTTGCACCAAGAGTTATTGTGTTAGAATCTTCTTTGATGATGTTATCACCTGATTGATTCTGAATATTGTCTACTTTTATTATACTACTCATAACTTACCTATTTAAATTTATACCTTATTATTACTATTCCACTACCGCCTGCGGCACCAGGAGCTGCGCCACCTGCGCCTCCGCCAGCACCTCCACCTGTATTTGCTGTTCCAGCTACACCATTAGCTGGAGCTGTTCCTGATTCTGTTCCACCATTTCCTGCTCCAAATTGAGGAGTAGTTCCTGTAGTACTAGTTCCTTGTAAACCTCCAGTTCCTCCAATATCATTACTACTACAAGCAGGGAAATCATCTGATCCTCCGCCTCCACCGCCGCCTGCAAAACCTGTTGCAGTTCCATTAATAGAAGTTGTAACTCCAGCACCGCCGTCTCCACCGAGACCACCAGCATTAGCTGCTATTGTAGCTCCTTGATTGTTATTTGTTCCACCTGCAGGAAGGGATACTGATGGAGGTGCTTGAGAAGAACCAATAGATCCAGCTCCACCTCCTCCACTTGCCGCAGCATTTTGAGAAGTTCTTGGTCCAGCGCCTCCGTCTTGTCCTTGAGGTGGACTAACAGGAGGAGTATTACCTGATCCACCAGATCTTCCAGATGGTACGTTTGCAGGTCCTGATGAACCTCCTCCACCTCCAGATCCTCCATTTGCACCACATTTTTCCCCTGAATAACCTCCACCTCCACCACCACCTGCTGAAGTAATTGTTGAAAAAACGGAGTTAGCCCCTGATGAACCTCTAGCACTTTGAGCAGCAGATGCCGCTCCTCCACCACCAACTGTAATTGGAAATCCTGTTGCTGAAACTGGTAAAGCTGAAACACCAGAACCTAAAGGAGACACTGAATAACATCCTGAGGCAGCTCCAGATGATTCACGGAATCCTCCACCGCCTCCACCACCACCTCTATTTTGCCCTGAACCACCTCCACCTGCTACAACCGCGTAATCTACTACATTGTTAGGTGAACTAGTAGCTAATGAACAAACTGTAAAAGTTCCAGGACCAGTAAAAGTATGTATTTTAAAATTTCCTGATGTTGTTTCTTGACCACCTGATGCTACTATAAATTTTTCTCCAACATAACCTGTCCCTTCTTCTACTGATAACCAACCTTTTGTTGCATCAGCATAAACTAATGTTAAACTTTCATTGTCTATATTTCTTAAACTATCTTGAGCATCACCATTCATATTAGAACCACCTCTACCAATAGTTAAATTATTTGTTGCAAAAGAACTTCCATAATCTTTGATAGCTACAATATCACCAACAGAAGGTGAACTTGGTAAATTAACTGTAAATGCTCCACCAGAAGTATTACAAAAATATCCTTCTCCAGATGCTGCAGTGAATGTTGCTGTTTTAATTGATGTCTGCCAATCTACAGTTCCTGTTCTACCAAAACCTGATTGAGATGCACCACTAGCTAAAGTTACTGTATCACCAGAAGCACCTAGTGTTAAAGTAGTTCCGCATTGTGGTTCGATTGCATTTACTTCTATCTTACTCATTAAATTACTACTACCGTTCCTGTTATTGTTTGTGTACCAGTTACTGTAACTGGTCCTGCTAAAACTCCAGAGTCAACTGTCTGATCTTCATCTAACGTTGATGCATGTGTTACAACATAACCTGTAGCTGTCATAGATGGAGACATAGCTCTCTTTGCTGGTAGTGTACAAAATACATTTTTAGTACCTGCTGAAAAATCTACTTTGTTATCACTATTAGATGATGAGATAACTGTTGTTCTTGATAAAGTATCAGGTGAAGCATCGGTTACTGTACCAATACCTACCTCAAACTCACCAGCTGAATTTAATTCAATTGCATAGTAAGTTGTATTACCAGTTCCAATTCCTGAAACAAAACTTTCATAACCAGTTTCTGCACCAGCTAGATTCAAAGTCCCTGTTCCAGTAGTTGTACTTGTTTCTTTAACTCTATCGTTAACTATTAAAGCCATTACTACTCCAAAATTTTATTATGCGTCGCCAAGTCTAATGATTGCACTAGATGAATTAGCAGTTGGAAACTGAACAACGAAATCACCGTTAGTTGCAGTTTTTGTTCCGCCAAAGTCTAAAACTAATACAGCTTCATTACTTGTACCTTTATAAATCAGTGCTCCTACTGCTGATAACGTTACAGAACTAAAAGTAGAATCTGCAAAGTCAACGAATGCAATGTTACTTGATACTGCTACACCATTGTTAGTTAAAGTATTTCCACCTGCAGTATAGTTTGTTCCAGATGAAGAAACTTCATTGGAAGTTGTGTATGCTGTAGTTGAAGTACTGAAACCACCTATAGATGTATAAAGCGCTAGTTTAAAAGTTGATCCACCAGATGAATCAAAATCAAACGTGCCACCAAGTAGGTCTGTTTTAAAAGAGTCAGGTACTATATTTGCCATTTAATTATCTCCTTAAATTATGATGGTGATTCAGATTTAAGGGGAGTACGAATGGTTCCATCTTCCCATTCATCCCGGCGTCTTCGACCTTGTTGTTCGATCGCATACGATTGTAAAGCTCTATTAAAAGATGCCTCGTAGTATTGTAACATATCTGCGGGACCTTTCAAGTATCCATATGCTTCTACCAGACATCCGTACAAAAGTAAATCCTGATATTTATTACTTGTGTAAGTTCCTTGAGTGCTTCCTGGTGAAGCTGTTATTGAATCTGGTTGTTTTGTATAGGCTAAAGTTATTAAATTAGTTGCATTTGGCGTAGGTGCTACTACCCAAAAATTAGCATCCCAGTTACCATAATATTTTGGTAAACCAGAAGCTGTGTTTGGAGTATTATAATATTCAGCCATAAAACTTGTATCTCTTTTTTCTAAAAAAACTTGATTACCGGATGAATCAGTTAATTGTACATATCTTATAAATCTTAAATCAGATGGTATAGTAACATATCTGCTTCCAGCAGATAAGTTTGATGTAGCATAAAATCTATTATCATCAGAATCTGCATCTCTATAAATTCTGTTTTCAGCATTTTTAATAATTGTTGATAAAATAGTATTAGATAATACAGAGTCATCTACTTCTGTATAGTTTCTAATATCATCTTGTAAGTTTGCTAAAGTATAAGCCATTATGGTGTTAGAGTAACTGGTCCTGCAGTTACAAACATTCCTCCTGATTTTTCCGTTACAGTTGCATTGCTTCCACAATTAAAACTATAACTATTTGTATCAATAACTGTTATACTAAATCCTGAACTATTTTCAAATAAAGAATACACCAGGCCTCCGGGGCTTCCATTTACATTTCTAAAAACAACGGTATCACTTGATGATCTTCCATGTGCAGGTTCTGTTACAATTACTGTAGAAGATCCTGAAGTTAAACTCAAAGGATTTCCAGGTAATAAATTTTCTGTAGCAGGTTCAGTTCTATCTGGTCTTGCATTTGATAATCCTTGAGGATCGCCTGTAAATCTTGTTGGTTGAATTTGTGGTTGTTTAGATTCAAATTCTGAATTGTGTACAAAACTTCCATCCCATTCAGTTACCATTTCATTATAAGGAAATGCCATACCTGATCTATCGGATATTGCTTGTGCATATTTTCCTCTAGATAATTTTGCCATTATAAGCTCGGGTAATAAGTTTTAGGTGTAATAAATGAACTTGATGAAGAACCATCTTCTTGTAAAGCTCTTTGTAATTCATCTTCATATAACATTTTTAATGATTGAATTTTTTCTGGTGAATATTTAACTGCTAAATAATATGCAAGTCCAGCTACCATACAAGGTACAAATCTATAAGGTACATCTGCATCATTAGTATAGTCTCCGGCATCTTGGATTCTTTTTACATAATAGTAATTAAAAAATTTACCAGCTTGATCAGTTCCTGGTGTTAAATATAAAGTAACTGTAATTTTATCAATAAATCTTTGTACAAAATATTGTGTAGGTTGACCTGTTGAAGTTTTATTTGATAACGCTTGATAAGTTGATCTATTTATTTTTGTAAGAGGTGTATCAATATTATCTGCATTTCTAAAACTTGCTTCTAAAATATCATCTACACCATAAACTGCTGTAGCACTAGAAGTTCCATCTCCTGTAGATCTAAACATAGTATAAACAGATTGATTATTAACTAATGTAATTGAATTGTTTGCAACTTCCCAATAATGCAAACCTCTATTAGACCATTCTTGAAACATTATGTTTAAAGAACGTCTTGCACTTTTTAATTGATAACCTGAAACGCCAGATATTCCAATTCTTTCATAAGACTCTTCTACAATGTCTGCAATAGAAAAACCTTTTTCAAAAATTGTAGTTCCAGAGGTAGTGTTAGCCATTTAGCCTCCTAGCCAGTATATCCGATAGTAACAGATCCTGATCCAGTTACATCTGCATAGATAGTATTTTGAAATCTAATTCCGTTTCCAGGTATATACATATCTAATCCTTCACTTCCAAAAGTAGATTCAAATACAATAGCTCCAGATGCAGTTGCTGCATCATAAAGTTTTATATTAGTAACTCCCGTAGCTTGAATGTATGTAACTCTAGATGGTCCAATATTAGTTGATCCACCTGAAGCAGTTTTTACCTGTCCGTCAGCTGTAAGTGTTGTAAATTTTTGGTCTGATGACATATTGTTTTCTCCTTAAAATTTTATGTGGACCCGAAGGTCCACACTAATTATTTATTATGATGACGCAATATTTGCAAGTGTATCACATCTTTTCCAGTTTGTTCCATCTGAAAAAGCATATACTGCTGCGCCTGCTGCACCATTGTCAACGTAAATCATTACGCCTTCATTGCTAGCTGCTTCTAATGAATCAGTTCCATTAGTAACAGTGTTTGCATCAGTAACAGACCAAGTGTTAGTTCCACCTTGTTGAGTGTCACCAGCATTTGGGTTAGGTCCACCAATAAAACCATTTAATGAAGTTACTGGTCCTGAAAATGTAGTATTTGCCATATTATTATCCTCCTAGTTTCCGAATACTGTCTCTAGGCCGTCGACTATACGCGTCAGTATTCTAATTAAATTGTATAGTGAGTTTTTTATATACTAGTTTTGAGTAGAGTGCAAGAAGTCCTACAGTGCGGAGTGGAATTTTTCCAACGATGTAGCTTTTTACTAAGTAGCTACTGAAACTTCAGGAGCAGAACTTTCAACAGTGTTCTGTAAATGAGCGATTCTAGCTTCTTCAAGCTTGATGTCTGTGATGATCTGTTTGACTTTATCGTCAATTCTAACCATCTCAAGAGTGTATCTATCGTTAGAGAGATGCTCTTGTTCCCACTTCAACTCCAAGGACCTTTTTTGTTTGTATAGGTCTTGTATCATCTATAACCTCCTC